CAGCGAGATACCAAGCCACATCTCCAAGCTCCTTAGCCATATGCGCAGTGTCGAGTTCGTGTCCCTGAAACAGATGCTTTTTCAAAATATCGATTGCTTCGCCGGCTTCTCCGTTCAGACCCATCAAGCCATTGAGCAGAAGTCGGTCAGGCGGTAAATCTTTTGGAGCAGTGCGAAGAGCTGCCTGCTGATAGTCGTTCGGCGTCATATTTTTTCCTCCTGTGATTACGATTTACCAGTGCAATAGCCTGGTTTATTTGAATATCAAGCTGACGTTGTTCCTTTGCTTCCCGCAGACGGTCATAAACAGCCTGAATATCCGCTTTTGTCGCTTCTCTGGCAAGCATAGTTTTCTCCTTTACACAAAAAATAAGAGCCAAGGTTTAACCTCAGCTCTTACATAAAATGTTAATTTTTCGATTTGTGGTATTTCCAGGCTTCACAAACCGTTTCCTTGCATTTCGGATAATCGGGGCGTCCACATTTGTTGCAGATAAGTTCTTCCCGTCCGAGATCCGGAATATCTTCCTCAAATTCTCTGATGACAGTTGTCCATGTGCCGTCTTTTCTTCGAATCGGACAGGACATTCTGGATTTGACTTTCATTGACATCGCCTCCTCATAGTATGTTACCACAAATATAACAAAAGTAAAAGGGCTTGTTACGGCCCCTTTACCTTCGAAATCGAGTAACTTACGAAATCATGATCTTGTAGCGTTCGTTCAGCTCTTCGAACACTTCCTGATCTGCTGCAATGCTAATATGAAACTCAATCTTGCCCTTCTCGTTTAACACGGTTTGGACAGCAGGTTGAAGTTTTTCAGCAAACAGCATTCTCAAGCAAGTGCCAAGTTGCCGATCATTAACTGCCAGAAAATAATTCATTGTGCGTTACCTCCTTTCATAATAGGGGGTGTATTTTTCGTGCAGGAAACCGTTTATTAGAGTTTCTCCGTCTCGATAAGGTGCTCACATTCATGTGGGTTTTCATCCGAGCAGACTTTATATTTATCCCAGTATCTCGGGCATTCATGTTCCTTTGCGTTTTTACTGCACATCGTCCATAGTGGGCACAGCTCTCCGTAATAAGGAAGCTGATTGACTACGAATTTCATCATCTTTCATCCTTTCTTTTCGCCAGTAATCAGCTCAGAATAAGGCAGACTCTCAATCCAGTCACAGAACGTATGCCACTCGTCGAGCTTGTGGTTCCGACGGGACTTATACATGTTCGCCAGAACCTCATAGTTCAACATTACCGTCCGCTTCTGGTTGTAGGAGCTCGGAAGAAGCTGGATCATCTGCCACCAATCCTGCTTATCCTTGGTTTCAAGGTAGCTTTCGCGATATGCGTTTAGCATCTCGATCGTGCATCTAAGAATATCAAGAGGCGTCATCCATACCTTGTGTGGCGAAGTGATGTCTTCATCGACGGTTGCACTCTCAATCCAGTTACGGTGATAGGGTTCGCAATTCAGATGCTCATAGCTGAAGTCGTCCAGTGTGAATTCCTTATCCGCGATTTTGTGCATCGTAGAGCAGGAGTTCGCAACCGTACCAACCTTATAAGTATCAAACTCCTTCCACCAGTACAGCGGGGCAGTGATGTCGAGATAGACAGTAATCATCCGCATGAACTTACGATGATCGGTACCGGCATTGCGAAGACGAGACATAAGGTCGAAATCGTTAGGACCAAGACGATAATTTTCGGGTTTTATAACATCACCGAATTTATCCCCGATCGTATCGCAATAACCACTATCACTCTTCTCCCAAGAGTTCTTAGGGTTCCTCATACCACGAATGGCGTGCTCCCAGCCCATAACCTCGGTGTTTTCAATTTTCAACATTTGCTTCTCCTTTCCTTAACGCCTCGTTGTGCTTTACAAGCGCACATAGATTGGCGTTCTCCTCATCGCAGAACTTGATGGAAACAGGGTCAACACGGCGAACACCATCTTTGAATTCAACAAGGCGCGTTGGGAACTCAACATTCATTTTAAGCCCGGCCATTACAAACCTTCTTTCTGTTGACCGCGAAGAACCCCAATGCAGTTGCAGTCAACCGTAGCAGCTTCGACATTCATAGCAGAGAGCATCATCTGAAGCTCGTCTACGAGATACTTCTCGCTCTTACCAAGGCCGCCTCTTGCGAGAAGACGGATATAGTTCGTCACCGTGATAGGAACAGGAATTTTCTTACCCATCTGAGCAGCAAGTAACTGAATGTAATTGGCCATTGGATAAGTAGCCACAACAATGGTGGCTCCGGTCTTTTCAGACATTTCGATGAGCATAGTAGTCTTTCCACTCTGCCGTTCTCCAATATATATTTGCATGATTTCTCCTTTCAGAAATATCACTCTTGATCGAGCCGTGCTTGTTTAAGGATGCGACCAATTTCGTAAACAGATTTTGCCTGTGCAATTTTTTTCTTGACTTCTTCGCTATAGCAAAGTTCCGTTGCAATATCAATCGCATCCTTTTTCTCGGCATCAAGAATTGTTTTTGCTTTCATAGTTCATCGGTTTGTGGGAATTTGTATTGCTGGGTTCTGCGAGACAGTCATTGCACGGGTCTTTGGACTCTTCAAGACCATGGTACTTGCAAGATTTACAATACTGGTCAAAATAGACTTCCTTTTCTTCATTCATCTGCAAAACCTCCTTACAAAATCCACAGGATGCACTTCACAGTTAAAGCAATGACGATGGCAGAAACACAAAGACAAGCTACCAGCGCGATAGCCTGCCCGATTTTATAAGCGACAGTATTCATTCTGTCTGAATTGTTGGTATTGTTATGCATATTCAGCCTCCAAACTGAAGTCCGAGATGAGAATATAAATCTTTATAAAGGATCTTCTCCAATTCGTCCTTATACATTGTTACAACTTTGCCGTCTACTACACGGCTTACAGTTTCTCTCAAAATGGGAGCTGCTATATTAGCAGTAACCGGGGCTTTGACATCTGCAATAATCGGTTCTGGTAAATATCCCAATGCTTCCATTTCCTTGTGCTCACAGGTCTCGACAAAAGGACATTCACGGCATTGCTTCGTCAGTCTTGCCAACGCCATCGTCCGTCACCTTCTTTCTCAGGTATCGCTCAATGTTTTTGCACCGATTTCGATTTGAGCATCGAATGACCGTGTCGGATATGACGATCTCTTCACTCATTCCGTATGCTTTTTGCGGTCGTTGAACATCTGGATCGAAGTCCATGCAAGCAGAGCAATACTCCGCGACATCAATTGTTATCATCTTTTCTCCTTTCTCAGGCAGCTTTGGGTTTATAGCTGCCGACATACTTGGTTTCGTTGAAATTCCGCTTTTCGCTTAACGCTCGACTGATAGCCAAATCAATGCCGGAACGGGATTTCAAATGGTAGTAATATAAATCTTTGAACGGAGTATTTAAGCGATCGGTTCGCCCAGCTGATTGCTTCATAATTTTGTAGGAGTAATTCTGCGAGTAGAACACAATGGTGTCTGTGCTAATGCAGTTCCAACCTTCGGCTCCAGCAGTATACTGAACCAGATACACCCAGCTGTCGCAAGTCGGGATCGGTTGATGCTTGTGACCGTTCCATTCTGCAATCTCAACATTTTCTCCATAGTAGAGATTTTTCAGAATATCAAGCTCGTAGTCGAAATTGTAGAAGACGATCATTTTAGGATGTTTCTCAAACAGCTCCATTAGAGCGATTTGCCTGGACTCGTCCTCATTTACGATGCGTCGCCATACATAGCAGAGCTCTCCGGCGTTGACAATCGGCTCGTTTTTATATGGGTTCCAGCGAAGACGACTTGTCTCTTTATACTTCGCAACATCATAATTGACATAAACATCCTCATGGTGCGAACAGGTTTCCCGCTTGAAATCCATATCCACAAGAATGCGATTGCGAAGTCGGATGAGTCGTCCTACCCCTAAATATCTGTCTACTTTTGGATACTTTCCGTTTACCCAAGTCATGACCAAGTGTTCTTCTTTGAAGGCAGTCCGGTTTTTATAAAAGCCGTTTGCAACAAAAACAGGAATATAATCCTCCCATGTGTCTCCTGGGGTGGCAGATAGTAGAATCCATTCGTTAAACTTGGCAATTTTCAGGAATGCCTTAACCCATGCTCCTGAACCAACAACACGCTGCTCGTCAAATATAAAGAACGCATCCGTAACCGTTGCATACTTCCCGATATTGTTCCAGGAATCAACGATGACCTTATTTTTATAGGTATTGACTTCTGCATGAACGGAGAGAAGGAAGGGCGAAAGCTCACCCTCCCATTCTAAAGTGTCTCTTTTTCTCGCCGTGGTGATGATGTACAGGTCTTTTGGCGTATCTGGCATCCGAATATAATCCTTTGTGCCGAGCTTACCGCCATTTTGCTTGTAGTAGTAAGCCAAAGCTGTTCTGGATTTGCCACTGCCAACTCCACCACAGAGAATACAGCCGTTTTTCATTCTCTCGACAGCATCTAATTGGTAGTCTCGAAGTGATATACCTGCCATCAGCGCCCTCCGAAGATCCGACGCAGCACCCAGACATTAGAAAAATACATTGGCGTAAACCAGTAGTTCTCTTTATTGTCGTTGTCCGTAATCGGTTCTGTCAGAGAGTTTCCGACCTTTACATATCCTGCTACCCCCAAAAGTGAAAGCTGAATATAACACATAAGCGCCACCGTTTCATCAATATCCTGTGCAACGACGAGAAGATGATTTTGGTAGTTCAGGTTTGCTTTTTCCAACTGCTTCCTTGCAGCGTGGATTCCGGCAATCAATGTGGCTCCAGCTCCGCAGCAAGGATCGTTAATTGAAATATAACCGTCCTGCTCTACTTTTTTTACCGTGTCGTCCATCGTCATTTCAGCCATTAGCTCGCAGACATGATACGGCGTAAAGATCTGTCCATTATGCTCGTTGCCGAGATTGAGAGACATAAAAATGCTGCCCAGAAAATCTTGCTCCGGATTTTCCTCCAAAGCCAAGACCGTCTGAGCAGCCAGTTCAGGAAACAACTCTTGCTCCTGCTTATTGTACTTTTTGATGACTTCCAAATATAACGCTTCTCGCTTATCCCGGTGCTCCTTATCGAGAGGATTAGATAGTGAACAAGCGAACATAGTAATAAAGTCACGCCAAACATCCCAAGCCCGATGTCGGTTAGTCAATCGTCCGAATGCATCTAAGAAAGCTTTTTCCGGATACAAAACCTTTTTGTATTTTTCCCCAGCGGGCATTTTTTGCTTTGGCGTTTCTTCTTTTTCCTCAGGCTCAGTCGTTTGCGGAATATCTTCCACCGGCTGCTGAGGAGCAACCAAAGTAACTGCTTTAGGTTTAGTAGCCTTTTTGCGTTTCTTCTTTTTCTGCCACAACATGGCTTTACCTCCTTTCGGTTACTAAAGGGGAATAGGCTGTTTCCTCTTACCATCATAGGCGTGCACACCTAATCGAGACCTTACTGGACATTTAACCGGACATGTACTAAGCTGGCACCTATTCACCTTTAGAAGGGCATCTCCTCAGGACCCTCAGTTTCGGCATACTTTTCAGCGAATTCGTCTTCCTCAATGGTGACATACATCGTCTTAAGGTACGCCTTGACACCGGTTTTGCCATTGACTTCCCAGTTGTAGGGACGGATCGTCAGGTCAACATTGCGGATCTCTGCGAAGTCCAGAGTTCCGATAGACTCCTCATCCAGCTGAGTCTTAGCCCGACGAGTAATCATAATAACCTTCGGGGGGATGTTGTCGAAGCTGACTGCCACCTGAATATAATGGCGAGGAGCCTCGTCCTCATCACGAGGAGCCAGAACACGAACATTCCAGCCATCCTCAATAAGCTTCTGCGCCATATCGGAATCTTCAATGACCACGCAGAAATTGCGGGAGCCAGCACGATTGTACTTGGACTCCTCACCCTTAAAGTTGCGGAAGATAATTCGAGCATTCTCGATGATGATGTTGTCTACTGCTTTGTAAGCCATAATTAGTTTCTCCTTTCAATTTTTGCGTTTATCGCATGGAAATGGACAAGTCCTGCACTCCTCATTGGGAATACAGGACTCGGTAGAATCAGCCGTGCACAAAATATAAATGAGCACAGCAATTAACAGAATTAAAGTCATAAGCGTTACCTCACATCAAACGGAGTAGTATCGTCCTCATGAGGCTCGCCGGCTCCGAACCACGGGGGTGTGTTATCCGAAACATACGGTTCGTCTGCTGCAAAGCGTTCGAAGTCACCATAAACAGACAGAGACTTGATTGCTTCATCTACCATGTTGTTGTAATAACCACGGTCAATGTCACCCTGCTTGTCCAGCTGCTTTACCATCTCGGATTCAAGCCATCTGAAGCCCTTAGAACCCGTAGCAGCAGCATAACCCTTTTCGCCTGTCTTCTTGTTTTCAGTCTCACGAAGTAGGATACCACCTCCGCAGCCAGGCTTAATCGGACAGAATTGACCGACTTTTCCGATGAAGTGGTAGTCGTGACCCTTGGCAATTTCGTCCGTTAGTTCTTCGACACGCTCACATTCAGTGGGCATCGGCTCGGTCATGCGTTTAGAATCGGTAATCTGTTTCCACAGTTTATCTCTTTCCGCTTCGAGGGCACTTACATTCGGAAGAGCCTCGTTCATGTCAAGATAGAGCGAGGAAGTCACAGACTTCGTCTCGCACATATCCTCGAACTCGATATTCTCCTTGCTGAAAAGCGTCTTGAAGACATAAGGAATCTGGAACTGAGTGCCGGTTGCCGTCCATGCATACGGATGTTTCTTGTTCTCTTTGCAAATATCTTTTGCGGAGTCGATGTACTTTTTCCCATACAGGTCACAGCACTTCTCAACCGTAGCATATCGAGCAATATAAACTGCATCGTTCACCAGACACATACGATCATAGGTTGCTTCGTGCTCAAAGTTGTACCCATACAGTTTGCCATACTCAGTCACAAACTTGATGATCTCAGGCGTTGCGTCTGGAATCTTGATGGAGTCGGTTTTGATGTGTGCTACAGTAAAACCCTGACTCTGAACAGCGTGCTTGAGGTTGACCATAAACAAGGCCCCTCGTTTAGCAACGATGTTATCCTTGTTACGATTATCCCGGAACGGGTTTTCAAATCCGGCTGAGGTCAGACCGTACACGGAGTTAATCGCGATTTTCAGAGCCTGTGCCAAGTCAGCCGCAGCATTCTCGTCAGTCAGGTACTTAGCCAATGCACCACCCAGCATCTTCTTTGCTTTGTCAAAATCCTTATGCTTGATAGCAATACGAGCCTGGAGAATTTCATTGAACCGTTTCGTGTATTCCGGTCCGAAGAGTTCTTCCGCTACGATACTGCTCGGATGCATGGATGCAATATCCAGCAGAGCAATGTTGCTGTACATGCCGGGTTCAGAATATACATAGCCGCCCTCACCAACTTCTTCGCCTCTGTAGACGGACTTACCGCCCTCGAATGTGTAGCCAGGAAAGATGGGACGATGGTTTTTATCGAACTGTGTGAACTCGTCATAGTCTTCAAGCCCCATTGTAAACGGAAGATCCGCATTAGGGTCGAAGATTTGACTCTCGTCACCCATGAAACGGTAATTGAACTGATCCTGAGGCTTGCGGTTGTTACCAAATATAATTCTGGTAGTCAGCGAGTTCGTTGTATCATTGACGGACATCCCCGCCACATCTGCCAGAATCTGACGAGCCGTGAAGTCTGCTTTGCGAGCATTAAAGGTTGCTTCTGTCGCAATGACATCGTTGTCACAATACTCGGCGACCTTTGTCCAAAGCTCCTCCGGTACAGGCTTGTCCCAGGGAAGACCAAGTTCCTGATGGTGAATACCCAGTTCAATCTCGAACTTCTTAAGGGACTGCTTCTTACTGGAAAAGTCATACACATCCGTATACGACACATTATAGGCTTCGCCAAAGAAGCAATTTGCGCTGCCGTTGATGATCTTTGTCGAGAGATTATAAAGCTGTTCATTCGTATACCCCATCAACCGGGCGTAGAGAATATGATTATCGTATCTGCGACAGTTGAAACCAACCAGACGGAATCGCATCAGCTCTTCAATCTCAGTCGGGGTAGGGTTAATCATACGAACCACCGGCTTACCATCGCCCTCGATTTTCCAATTCACCAAGAACAGGTTCGGAAACACCTCAACATCGTAAAACACGAGCTTGGCGTCATCATTTTTTGCTCCTGCTGACTGGTCTGCGGACTTAAACTGCATCTTGTTGACTAACTTAATACAGTAATCCGCCTGATGTGTGCTGCTCGCTGCAAATGCCAAAACAGCATTCCGCATATCCGTCACGTCATAATTGAGTCCGCTTGCATAAGCATCCTCAAGAATTTTGTAAATGAAGTCGATACTGGGCTTTGTTGCCGGATGGTACTCTTTGTTCAGATTTCGCTTGATTTGCGTTCTAAGCCCTTTCTCGCTCTTCACTCCTTCAAAATTTATCACTTGCTTTTCTCCTTTCAGTGGTAAACCCGAGTTGATCGTTGCGATAGGCAAGTCATTACACTTTGTCAGCTTTCTGCGCAGCGAGCTCTTACCGGTGAAGACTTTCACTTCAATATGATCGTCATACACTCGGCTGAGCTTGCTGACATCACCAGCATAAATATAATGAAGGTGGATGCCCTGACCGCTTTTGCTGAGTTCAGCATAGGTCGGCGGCCATTTACTCGCTTCTTTGAGATTCAGTTCATACGACTTATTGCCGTCCTTATCCTGAATATCAAAGTCGATAACAATGTGGTTCTCCGGGACTTTCACATAATGCAATCTTGATGTCGTCAAGTTGCTTAGCTTAGTTGAAACTTCATCCCATTTGGAAGTTGGTGTCTCTTTAGCCGAAGCATACTGAGCAGGACAATCTGCGCATTCTCTATCGAAGACCGATTTCTGTTTTAAGAATTCGATCAGTTTATGCTCAGGCTCGTCTTGCTCGGTAAGTGCCTTATCCTCGAATTTTTCGGTTCGAAAGCCAATGTAATAACTTCGCACACGAGTTCCGTCATCGAGATTGAACCTCTCCTTGTAATCCCGGAAGTAGTTTTTAAGTTCCTCCTTAAATATCCTCTGAGAGAATGGGAAGGTGACTTTTGCCTCATCACAATAGGTTTTATACATCTCCCACGAGGCTTTGAGAGTTGTCCCGTCTTCTTTCTTGAAGACATGGTAAGAATCAATAATGAAGTTATAGAAATCATTAGATGCACCGAGCATCGTCACGGGAATATAATCATCGTATCTGCCCGGATTCTCCAGATAGACTTCCTGACAATGATAAGCAATCGCACCGAGCTCAAATTCGATCTGCTTTGTCACCGCCTTGTATTCCTTGGGACTCAATTTATTTCCGGAAGGGGACACATCGATCAATCGTCTGATGAGACCTGACTTTGCGTCCGTAATCTTGACCGGTTTATTGGTGCCCATAAACAGGAAGCACTTGAAGCGGTTTGCATAGGTCGATTTGAACTTTTCGTTTACTGTCATCAGTTCGTGAGAAACCAAACTGTTCAGTCGGGTGTTATCCTCAATACGAGACAGATCACCATCATGCTGAATCGCCACAAGTGGGTTTGTCTTAAATGCCTCCAGCGCAAAGGAGTTACTGGATGAACCCAGTGCCTTAGCATCAAAGACCGAGTAATATCCTTCAAAAAGTTGCTGAACAATGTTCAGAACTGTAGACTTACCCGTACCTGCTGCACCGTACAGAACCATAAATTTCTGCAATTTTTTCGACTCTCCACAGACAATAGAACCAATAGCCCATTCAATTTTCGTTCGCTCTTCTTCAGAGTAAATTGTGGACATCAGCTTATTCCATGCATCCGTGGTCCCTTCCTCAAGGGGGTAGTTCAGCCGCTTACTTGCATAGTCTTTTTTGTTCGTCGGAGTATTGGAGAATATAAGTTTCTCATCAAGCATGTGGAAAGAGTCTCGCATCTGCTTTTGACAGTATTTGTGCCACGAATCGATCATTCCGGATTCAGAATCCCACATGTGCAGAACTTTAATACTTGAATCAAAGTTTTTGCGGTTTTCCTCTGCATACTTGTCAAGTTCCCGGTCAATAAGCTGGAGCGCATCTTGCTCATCCGTAGACCATAAACCTCGGTCTTCTAACCAAATGGCATAGAAGTCACCGCCTCTAATCATCAGGTCGGAGCTTTTCTTAATGATAAACTTCGGATAGATTTCTATTACACCACGCTTCGTACTACGGGTCGAAATCATTAAAAAGTCGATCATCGAAGTTCTTTAGTCTCCTTCCGTTTTTCTAAGCTCCTTGATTTCGTTTTTAAGGTTCCCGATCTCGTCACGCATACTGCGAATCTCCAAGTCCTGGATAAGCATGTGCACAGTCATAACCGTGGCGACCATGACGGTGCTGCGATTGAAAGACCTCTGTTTTCTGAGCGTCTTAGCAAACACACGCATCGCAGTTTCGGAGCAGCGAAGACTTCCGAAAATATAACGAATCATTTCATCCATGTTTCTTTTCTCCTTTCATGTCGACAAGAAATTGATCGATCGTTTCAAACTTCCAAGCCTTCGGCTCTCTCAACGAAAATATAAATTCCTGTCCGTTGGTTTTGCGAATTCGAATGCTGTTTTTACCATTTGGGAAGTATTCTTTTACCTCCTTTGCCTGGTCGGGTAAGCATGTCTGAAAAAACCCGTACACTTGCGTATGAATCATGATAATTCTCCTTCATAGGATGCTGTCCAAATACCAATTCATCTGCCACCAGATTTCAACAGTTCTCATGTCATACTTGCAGCGTTCGACGGTAAACAAACCGCCTTCGCCATTTCGCTTGTATTTGCGGTTCATAAATCGAGATATTACGTCGTCCGTATACGCCGCATCAAATCGAGAATCACTCATCGACCCTAAACCCAGACTAACAATCATGTTCCAGAACCACTGTCCCATGCGGTTACCGATATCCGGGTCGGTCATAATATGTTCTTCGCAACGAAACGCTAAGGCAATAAGCATCTCCAATACACTGCAAGGGCGGTTATCCAGATAACTGGCAATCATAAGACCCTCGTATTCTTTTTCATAACCAAAACGATACCGGAGGTCTATCCCATCTTCTGCTCGATTTCCGTCCATCGGCAGCATATATTGAAAATCAATATTATGCAGATGACGAAGAAGCTTCTGATAAGACAGCCTCCGGCTATATCGTTCGTTACATACGAGCTGACACATCCACTCAAAATATTCATTGTTCAGCTCAATTTCAGTCATTCGATCCTCCTATTAGTAGTTGGAGCCTTCAGCCACATCGGAGAAAGAGCGATTGTCTCTGAGAATTTCATAATCGCATCTCAGACGGTCGTTACGAATAAAGACCGAATCGTCCTCATACTCTCCGAAATGTTCAGCAAAGTCCTCGCCAACAGTGTCCTCAATATCCTCGACGACTTCATCTTCATCGTCGGCAAGGACTCCGTCACCAGCATAATAGACCAGACTGATCTGCGTGTAATTGTCATTCTCACCATAATTGTCCGGAGAGATGACATAAGGTTCATTGGGCATAGGATCATCCTTTTTTTCTTCAGTATTTTTCTTGCTGTGCTCCGTGTAATTGGTATAGCCTTCTTCCTGAAGCTTAGCAGCATAATTCACCAGGTCGGGTTTCAGCTTGGCAATATCTGCCTTATGCTGATTTTCCTCCTGCTTTTCATTGCTCTTTTCATTCTTGGCAATATTAGTGTTTACGGGCTTTCTTTCGGCAAATGCCGCTTTCACAGAATCGATCTCTTCCTGTGCAATCTGCTCGTAATACCGTCTAAGACAAAGCCATGTTGCTGCGGCGCCTACCGTGGCTCCAGCCAGAAACATAGCGAAACCGGTTTTACTCATCTTCGTATTCCTCCTCGTCAGTTTGAATTGTAACAACAGTAATGGCGAGACCTCCGAACAGCAATGCTGCACTCAGAAGAATCCCGCCAGTAATGTGTCTTTTCCGCCGACTGTCCAACATGGCATCGACGGTTGAGATGAAGTCATCCAGAATATCCATTATTTACTCCTTTCCACCGGAGAGAACAGCAATGCCTCCTACGAGGCAAAGCCCTGCCATAGTGGAAAGAATGTACGAAAATAAAGCTTTCATTTTATGTTCTCCTTTCAGTCATAACTCGAAAAGTAGTGACAACACTCCTGAAACAAAGGCTCACCATACTTGTTGTATCCTCCTGTCATGAAGAACACACAATCGTAATTTGTCCGTTCCAAAAGTTCTTCTTTTACCAACTCAACAATCTCAGGCATGACATAACAACGGTCAATCCTGCTGTTCCACATCACGCTGAACTGATTGGGTTGATAAATAACATCGTACACAGTGTCCGGGAAAGATGGATGGTTAATACGGTTAAGAATTGTATCAATGACCAAGCGTTTTCCCAGTTCTGTTTCTCCTTCAGCTTCACCCATGGTTACGAGTGCTATTCTGGCTCATTCTTCACCTCAGGTGTTAAGTTAGGAGACTCCATCAGAAGATCAGCCATAATCACAGGCTCTGCCTCCGCAAGAACCGGATAAGATTGCTTAATCTCCGATGTTTCTTTATCTGTAGAGCGAACCACACCGCATACTGCAAAACCAATAAAGAATATCATGCAGAGAACGGCGGCTATCGCTCGTGGTTTAATGTGCATTGTTAAAACTCCTTTATATTAAAAATATCACCCCCAGTCCAAGTCTGAAGGTGATTGATTACATCTTTTCCCAGATATTGCCCTCAACATTGAAGTCGAGTAGAAGCGCCGGCTCATGACGACCATCCTCGGTCTCACGCTCTACCTCAACGATGCGGAAATTAACATAGCCGTCCGGACCATCCTTTGTCCAACCGACAATCTGACCAGCAGGGGTACGAGGAAGATCCAGATCGTCCAGAACCTCATTCAGGAAGAGATGACCACGGGTCTGAAGCTTGTCGTTTGCAAATGCCTGCTGTGCCTTGAGGAACATACGGTTGTAATCGGGATTGGTTTCGTAGTTGCGGCTCTTGCTGTCGAAATATACAGCATAATCGCTCTGGAGATTAGGGTCAGCGACCATCACGGTCTTCTTGACCTTCTTCTCCTTACCGGTCTCGGGATCAACTTCGATCTCCTCAAACTTCTTCGCTTTGATGCCATATTTCAGTTCAGTGTCGACCTGCTCGCCGAAACGCTCGATGACCCGACCACGATACTCCTTGAAGCTCTTATCGATTGCAGCATAAGCCGCCCCGAGAGCAACATTGCGCTTGCGAAGAATATTGTTGGATGCCAGAATGCTGGTAATGGACAGCGTGCCAAGAATGATGGCGGGACCATAAAGCTTTGCGAGCTTCATTCCTGTCTGAGCATAGACCACAACCGTGTCCTTCTTGCCGTCCTCGGTCGTATACTCCTGACCGTTGATTGCACCAGTTTTCATACCCTCGTGGATGGTATCAAGAGTACCCTTAGTCTCATCAAGAATCTCTACCACCTTGGTGGTAGCCTTGCAAGCGAGAACGGCGCTTACGACCGTACCGGCAATACCAGCCACAACGAGAATCTCAGGGCTGTGTTTCTTGAGCTTCATAATGGTCTTGGAAGCCACGCCGTTCACGCTCTTCATGATTTCAGTCTTATTTTTCATGTTTATAAAATCTCCTTTTCGTTATTTGTTGGAATTGATTTCTGCACCACAGGCAGCATATCCAGCTAAATCGACATAGCTGTCGTCCGTAGCCGTGCCTGTCCGGATTCGTGCAATCTTAAGAAGTGCCATCATCATGGCAACATCATTTGCAGTGAATTCAACGCCTTTATAGACGCTCCAAAAGCCAGCAATAGCGGCGAAATTATCTTCCGGAGAGCCGTATTCGTTCTCTCTCTGCCCACATACGCAAGCCTTTGCTTTATCGAGAGTCTCAGATCTGGTCATCATCTGCATCCTCCTCATCTGTAGAAATAAACGGAATATAGTCACGCTTATGCTCCTTAGCAATTACCTGACAGCCGCACATCGGGCAATCAAATGTGTCATATAAACTTTCTTCGGCAGTAGAGCCAAAGGCAACTGCCAAACCAGTCTTTCCGTTATCACGAGCAATATAATGTCTCTCGATAATGGCATTGAATTTAGTGCCACAAATTTTGCATTCAAGCATTATTTTTCTCCTTTCAATTCAGCGGGATAGCACGAGGCAGTTTCAGAATATAACCATCTCGAACTCGTACCGCAGTTGCACCGCCAATGTTTGTCCAACCGTAGCGGTTCATAGTGAAATTATCATTGGGAACACGAGCGAGATCATAGAAATCGGACACGCTCACCGTTCCGTACTGACTGATAATATCGTTCATTGCATCGAGAACCGCTTCTGCATCTCCACGAGTATCGAAGAGAATATCATCATAGTCAGGTGTATTGCGTCTATTGCCGACGGAACCTGCACGCACTCTGTCTGTGCCTTGATCGTAGTAGTTCCGATAAGACACCTTAGATGCCGTTCCGTTTTTCTTGCTGCGACCTGCCTCGCCGTACAGAATCATGTCAATACCGGTAGTGACAATGTCAGAAATCGCTTTCTTGACAGCAGGCACAATGACCTCCATCAAAATATAAGATTTGACATTGTTTGCATCTTCTGCAATAAAGACATCTGCGAATTTTTGCATCTCGCCTTTTTTTCGAGTTTTTGCAGCCCCGGTAATAACCGCCTCGACTTTCTTTTCTGACTGTTGCTCCTGACGAGCCTTATCAGAATTAGATTTGTAATCTTCCACTGGGTGATCTCCTTTCTTATGCCGGAATCAGCTTACCGGGCAGAGTAATTTTTGTGTTCGGCATCAAGCCGTTTTCTTTTTTATATCGATAGGCGAGATTGCTCTTCGCTTTCGCTTCTGTTGGAGCAACAGTAGTTGCTTTCCAACGATGTTGTACGCAATCATCAAATCGCATAACAGGACCGTCGTATTGATACTGCTGCATATTTTTCCTCCTTTCGAGTGATAAAGAAAAAAGGGAAAGCACCTTGTTACAGGTACTCTCCCTTATCCGAACTTCTCAAATTCGCATTTTTAGTTGTCATCAATGGTAACATCGGATTCTTCCAAGATAACCGTATCGTCCTCAGCAGCCATCTTTTTCTGCTCGATCTGGGCTTTGATGTTTGCGATCACCGGCTTTGCTACATACTTGTAGACGACCACGCCTACAACTACGCTCAAGCCGATACCCGCAGCAATCTTTACGCCCTTGCTCAAACCAGCGTTCTCGATAACCTCTTCGGTAGCTTCAACGACCTCGTTGTTCATAATCTCATTGTTGTTCATTGTGAAATCTCCTTTCAAATGTGTGAAATTGTGGAATGTTCTTCCATTAAATAAGTTGTAAATTTCGCGCGGTAAGTTTACTGATAGTCGTAAACTGGTGCTACCTGATAGTCAATTACCAGGCAAGGGGTGCCGTTTGCATCCAGCTGAGACGAGAAGGCAAGGTCAATGTAACCCTTATCGATGTTCCATCCGAGCATATCGCCCATCTTGGTTCCGTCTAAACCAAGTTCATAGTAGAAATCGTTTAGCGTAACAAACATTTCGTCACGCATCTGGCGGTTCAATTCATTCATGACTCTGGTAATCTTATCCCTATCAGACTTGAAATATCGTCCGGACAAGACATCGTAACAGATTGTGTTGCCGCCGCTTTCAGTGAGAATAACCTCCCGAACAGGGTTCTTAATCATCTTGTCTTTCGACACAGAGTCTCGAATGGACTGTTCTTTTTTCTCACCAATTGTCTCAACAACTTTTTCCTGATACTCCTTCAAAGTAGACTCTGAGAGGGTATATGCCGTTGCCAGAGCAGCATTTCGACGAAGATTAGTCGAGCTTGCCCCAATCAGGCAGAAGACAGAGATGGAACCTACAACGGCAGCTGGAATATAACAAGGCCAAGCCGTCTTGATGATGTCCTTCGGCTCAAGCTTGTCCGTATCCAGCTCGTCTTTTTTCTCTTCAAGCAGAATCAGAGCTTTGGGAGTTGCTTTTACCGCCATAACAGTGGTGGTAATCATACCGGCAATTCCAATACCGGTGAGAATTTCAGGACTATGTTTTTTCATTGCCGTCCGTACACCTTTGGCAATGCTTGCTAAACTTTGTGTAGGCATGGTTTTCTCCTTTCATCTCATCTGGAAAAAATGTACAGCACGAGGTACATCAATCATATAATCAGAACCAATACGCACTATGCTCATATCCGAAACCGTGTCTTTAGACCATCCATAATAATTAAACTCGTATGCGACCTTATCCTCCAAGCCGCAAAGCTCGTAATAGTCATTTACGTTAATCATCCCATATCGGTCGGCAATTTCGAGCATTTGGCTGTAAACCTTCTCTGCATCATTGCGGGTGGCAAAGACGGCAATCTCGTAGATACGACATATAGCGGGTCTTGATTCTGTCACCGGTGTGTCAACGGCCAACCCGTACTTCTGTTCGAGCAGATATGCTTGGCAGAGAATGTCAAGTTCCTCTTCCGTTGCTCCTTTTGTTGCCGCCTGTACAATGTAAGTTCTCATAACCTTAGAACTCTGCTTCTGTTGACGGTAGTTTTGGTATGAAACTTTCATGTTTCTTTTCTCCTTTCGGTTAAACAAATAGTAGACTTAATTCTTCAGCTGTTTCGACCGCATTCTGAAATATAAAGCTACGCTGCTCATCCTCGCCGTAACAAGCATACATAGCCATTTCGAACATGAAGTTTTCGATGACGGTGATTGGATCATCGAAAGGCTTATCCAAGAGCCGATCGCAGATTTCATATGCAGCCCATTGCTGATATGACCTTTTTCTGAATTCATACTTTGGCCATGTGAAGGATGGACTGAACAGATGCTCATCAACATATCGTTGAATAATCGAAACAGCCGTGCTTGCATCACACATATTGTTCAGATAAAGAAGAAGAGCCCTTGTTAGGACTCCTCGTCTTCTTCATCGCTAAGTGCGGCAAGCTTCTCATTGATGCGTTCGTCGATTTTCTCTTCCATTTTCTTCTCATTTACCCAGTCAGTGAGGAGTGTAGCTCCCATACCCACTGTAGTAGCGACAAGACCCAGGATTTTAATCAATTTTGCATTATTCATAAAGCGAAACCTCCTTTTCGTTTTCATAAAGTGAAATGTATTTTTTGCGAACTTACAGATCTTCCATCCACTCGGCTGTCGGCTCAAAAACCATGTCAATGACATAGATCTCCATGCCGTCATCCAAAGTGAGTCGGTGATGGTTGAAGTCGATCCAATAAATATCACCATTACAGCTTGACCATCCTACGGCATCTCCAAGTTCCGTCTTTTCAAGTCCAAGAAACTCATAAAAATCATTAAGAGGAATAACACCTGCAAACATGAAATTGCGGTTCAGATGGTACTCAGCCTGAATGACCTTTTCAATGGTTGATTCAAAATATCTTTGTGAAAAGCTATCGTAGAAAGTGCGGGAGACTTCTGGTTCCATGCCTTCACCAAAATCGAGGGAAGAATCATACCAACCTCCATTAGCAGAGATACTGATGTCCTTGCACTTTTCTTTGGCGATAGAATCTACGATGGCATTATGAGCCTCCTCACCATAGAGCTCTTTCAACTTGTCCTTGTATTCCTTGTAAGACTGCTGAACAAGCGCATAGGCACTGGTAAGAGCCGCTTGTTGCCGCCTATTCAAAGCGTTCGCGCCCATAATACAGGCGATGGTAGAGGCTCCAATTGCCACAGCCGGAATATAACACTTCCATGCCGCTGCAACCGCCTCCTTTTTGGAATATGCGTAAGGATCTCCGTCATGCCTTTTTCTACTATCAGCATAGATGAGGCTTACTGCCTTCGGCGTAGCCTTAACAGCCGCAACAGCCGTTACAACAACGCCGACCGATGCCACACAAGACAGTGCCACAGGAGAATACTTCCTAATACAAAGCCCTGACTTATGCAGCATCTTTTGAATTGCTTGGTTTTTGCTCATACTTTTTCTCCTTTCATGTTTTGTTATTCCATAGCCCTTAGAAGATCTAAAATGTTTGCTGCCATTTCACTGGCAGATCGAAACATAAGACTTGTGTTTGGATTCACCCTTGCATACTTAGCAGTCTTCATCATAAATTCGTGCGTGAGCTTACAGAATTCTTCAATAGACCCTTCTCTTCGAGGGTAAATCTGTTCGGCGATAAAATCTCTGAGCTCGTCGACAGCCCATTGTGAGTAACTCGCTTTTTTATAATCTTCCGTCCATTTACCAAACAAAGGCGGCAGCCAAGCGTCCATGCGGTACATGTCATACAAGATTAGATCAAGCTGATCGATGCTCATGTCTTTTCTCCTTTCATGCGAAAATAAAAAGCAAGAGAGACTGTATCGGATTCGAACCGACGACCTCCACGGAAATGTGGCGCTCTACCAACTGAGCTAACCCGTCTCTCATAATAAGACTTGTAAATTTCGCGCGACAAAAGAAAAGAGCCGTTGTTAGCAGCTCCTTTCAGATTTTACAAACCAATACTTTTCAGGATTTTAGTAAGTTCATCTTTCTCAAGATCAGCATCTATATCCAGATGAACATGCGTCTTTCCGTCAACGACTGTGGCTTTTACCTCATTCAAATTCAGTTTTACATCATAACCAAATTTCTTTCGGATTGCCAAACTCGCCAATTTCGAGATAATGCTCGTAGTGAATTTAGAACCAATTTTCATTTCGTCCATGCTCCTTTTACTCCTTTCAAATAGCATCGTTTTTCACAATAGGGGTTGTAATTTTGGCGAAAAGAAAAGAGCCGTTGTTGGCGGCTCAATCCTCAATAAATCCAGTTTTCTTTTGCAAAGAACAACGGTATTGCGATAAATGCAAAGAATACTAATGCTGTTGCGTCTTTGTCGATAAGTACCGGTAAGTACCCACAAATAAGTAATACTACAGCATATAGCTTGTTCTTTAGTGTTTTCATAATCCATGTCTCCCTTCAAAATTCAATGGTTTTTCATAAAGGGAGATGCGTTTTTTGCGCTTAGATATCTCGTCTATCGAATACGGTTTCCCATCGTTCTTTCTGAATAGGCTTCATTTTTAATGCCCACATAATTTGGCGAACCGTTACAGTAGGGTATAGTCCGTCCGTACAAGCCCCAGCCCTCATTTCAAAGTATTCTCGAAAACCGGGATGCAAATATAAAGCGTCAGTAATCCAAGGGTCAACTTCGCTCCACCATGTGCTTTTCGTCTCGGAGTCAAATCGTTGCTGAATTACTGCTAAACCTCTTTCTTCAATTCTGTAGAGAGTACAGCTATTATAAACCGGATGCTCACAAATATAACGCTCACCATACAAGGTCAAGTAAATTTCCGGTTTGTCAAAATGGTATCGCATATCCATCACCTATAAAAAGAAAAGAGAAAGAGCCCTCGTCAGGACTCCTTCCCCTTTGCTAATAGTCTTAATTAGTCGTCGCAGATCTGATCTCTGGTCGGATATAGAGCATCATATTCTTCATCGTTCTCCATACCGTAATGCTCTAAATCGACGGAGTGACCGCAAGCAGGGCATACTAAAGTATCTTCCCACTCGCCTTCAAATTCCATAAGTCCTCCGCATTCACTGCAAATATACCGTCCAGTAAGTAAACCGTCTCTCTGCGCATCGTTAAAAAAGCTCATTGCAAATTACCTCCTTGATATTGTGTGGCACTTCTAATTATAGTGACCACAGTTAGTTTATCAAGAGATAAAAAGCACTTTTACATCTCTCATAATAGCCTTTGTAATTTTGGAGAAGGAGAAAAACGAAGAGAACGTGTTATACACACGAACTCTCCGCTTTTGGAACCGGTTTATTTCTTAGTCGGTCTGAATCGACTGAATAAACCTCTGAATGTCTGGGAGGTGAAAGTTCCGTCCTGTTCGAACTTGAAACCTCGTCTCATCCAAACGCCGTAGAACATCAACGGCAGCACCAGCTCAGCGGCAGCCATACCAAATCTGAAGTATCGATCTTTGACAGACTCTGCCATTTGAGCCGTCTTGGATTCCTGATCGATTTCACGATTCTCGATCTTGTCCAGACGCTCATAGGTGTTCTTGTCCTCTTCGAGCTTCAGTTTGTACAGCTTCGTCAAGCTATCCACTGCTGTGGTATGCTCCTGACTTCCAGATTCGAGAGATCCCAAGCGTTTAATTTCGGCTCTGATCTCCTCTTCCAATAAACTTCTGTTTTCTTCACCCATATTCGTTTCTCCTTTCGTTTTAATAGGGTTCCATAAAAGGAAGTGTTATTTGTGCGGAATAAAGTCTTCACGCTTCACTTCCAATAGGACAGTTCGTTGAGTTACAATTTCATTAACGCTCTTTTTCAGTTCCAGAAAAAGATAGGGTCCGTCCGGATCAGACTTGTCAATACGCAGAAAACCAACTGGATGCTTTCGGCGAATGATAGATGAGACGACAAACCCGATCATAATTCCGACAACTACATAGACAACTTCCACAATGATCTCCTTTCAAATTGTTTTTCAAAAATTTCAACCCGGGGATTTTTCCAGATACTAATTTAACACAGATACCTGTCACCTTCGTCCGGATTTTAATCTAAGTTAGAAAAAGAAAGAGCCAATGCTATAGTGCATCAGCTCTCACTTCTCCATAAAGGACACTGTTATTCTTGCGAACCCTCATAGACGATCTTCTTCCGTAGGTCAGACCAAGTTATATATCGGTCTTTACGGCATACGGGACAATAAAACTTGCTTACCTTTCCTCCGATGTCTGTCAGCTCACTGCTGTCGGCTTCAAGCCTACTCTGGCAATTTGGGCAGTTGAAGCGATAGACTTTTTTCACTGCAATATCTACAATCTTCATTACTGTCTCTCCTTACTAAGCAGCCAGAAAAACCGTCTGTACAAGTCGTAATAAACATCCTTGCAACATGGGATGCCGGTTCTGGCTTTCAAATGGTCGTATGAAATACCCTCCGTTATAGCTTCCAAAATATAACACGAAAGCTCTTCATCCGTTTCTTTTGCGACCTGTTCCACCATCTTCATACGGTCGGCATAGTACAGCCTCTCATCAATATGCTTGGTAACGGGATCGCTAACAACATTCGTTTTACAGGGCGGAACTAATTGCGGCCATGAACCCGGATAGTCTATCAACGAATTGTACGCATGACGCCATAGCGGATACTGTAAGCAGAAATGCTTCAATTCGTAATAGCGGTGTTTCTCGATCCAGTAACGATTAGTCTCGGAAAGTTCCGGTCGTATCAATGTACTCATACGCGTTCACCTCTCCATATATAGCCGGTCTCCTGCCAGAGGAGCTTAGGCGAAATATAAAAGTTGATGCGTCCATACTTAGAATTCATTTCCTCTAAATTCGTAACGAGTTTTCCACTCCGAGTAGCTTTTCCGATCGGTAGCCACCCAGATACGATGCCGGCTCGAATCCAGGATGCGTCTTTCCCGTAGACTCGTGCTGCAACTGCCACCGGGACAGACCCCGATGCAAATATAATTTCTTCCATTGGCGTTTGCCTCCTTTCAATCGCTATTTTAAGTTAGGAACGGCTGTTAGTAAAAACAACCTCGGTGGAAACAAGCGCCAGCGAATCATAGTCATTTCGCAAGGATAATCTTCAAACCCCAAAGTCTCACAAGTAATAAGACCTTCAAGCACGCCGATAATAATGTCTGCTTCATACTGTTTATACGGAAATATAAAGTCAGGAAGCTCTCGATGAACTGCATGGCATTTACAGCACCGAAGTCTTCTAATAGCTACCCATTTTTTGTTTCCGAATTTCGTCCGTACCAATCTTTGAACATGATCGTAGTATTTAAGCTGCCCTCCACATTTGGGGCAAATTGATTGGTTATCACTAATCATATCTCATTTCTCCCTAAACTAATAAGAAAAGTTGGAATGTAGGAGTTGACATTCCTACACTTATGATATATGATTACTAATAGCAAATCAATGGGGAAGGTGATAATAATGCTGATAAAATGTCCTGAATGCGAATTACAAGTAAGCGACAAAGCAGTTTCTTGTCCTCACTGTGGGTTTCCATTACAGCCAAATATAAAGCCAAGAAAACCTCGAAATAAGAATAACAAACGCCGTAGACTGCCAAATGGTTTCGGGCAGATCAGTGAGATCAAGAATCGGAATCTCCGCAACCCATTTCGAGCTATGATAAGTGTCGGAAAGGATTCGAACGGACGGCCTATCTGTAAACCTCTTAAACCGGAGTCCTATTTTCCAACATACAACGATGCATACGCTGCTCTCGTCGAGTACAATAAGAACCCTTACGACCTTGAACCGTCTATCACTATGAAAGAGCTTTACGAGAAATGGCTTGCCGAATACGAGAAGACAGTTAAAAGCACTCGTTCGGTAGCTTCAGCATGGGGGTATTGCTCGGCCGTATATGATATGCGAGTCAAAGATGTCCGCGCTCGTCATGTAAAAGGTTGTATGGATGAAGGCATATCGAAGGTTCGAGGCAAAGAGAAAACACCAAGTGCATCCATGAAGAACCAGATTAAGTCTTTGTTTAACTTGATGTTGGATTATGCCTTGGAGTATGAGCTTGTTGACCGGAACTATTCGCGAACTTTTAACCTCAGTGAGGAAACAATCAAAGAAATCGTCACAGTTAAGAACGAGCATATTCCTTTTACGGACGAAGAGATGGACTTGCTTTGGAAACATGCTGATGATAAAATGCTTGTAGATGTCCTGCTTATTCAGTGCTATTCTGGTTGGCGACCCCAAGAACTTGGTTTGCTGGAATTAAAGAATGTAGATTTGGAAAACTGGACTTTTCGAGGCGGTATCAAAACTGATGCCGGTACCGATCGTGTCGTTCCAATTCACTCGAAGATTCGTCATTTGGTTGAGCGAAAATATAAAGAGGCTCAGGAACTTGGAAGTCTGTATCTGCTCAACTATGTTAATCCGAATGCTCGTAGCAAAAACACTGCACTTACTTATGCTCGATACCAAAAAGGCTTTGGTATGATTCGAGACGAATTGAATTTGAACCCTGAGCATAGACCGCATGATGGTCGTAAACATTTTGTGACGATGGCTAAGAAGTACGGCGTTGACGAGTACGCAATCAAATATATGGTCGGTCACAAGATCTCTGACATCACCGAAAAGGTTTATACCCAGAGAGAATTTGAGTGGTTGAAAGACGAAATCGAAAAAATAAAATAGCTTGTAAAAACAAAGAAAAGCCTCCCCGAAGTGGGAGCACCAACAAAGGCACTCAGCACAACGAGGAGGCTGACTTTGTGTAGGAATATAGATGTAGGAGTAGTGTAGAAATAATGCACGAGTTACCTACATTTCTCGGCATTTACCCACTTCTAACCACTCTGAAAACAGCGTAATTGCAGGGGTTTAGAAGTGGTTAGACCGTGATAAGTTTCTATAGTATTTTTTGAAACAAATTATTAAAAAGAAAGAAGCACCCCTAAAGGAGTGCTTCTTCGTGGTGCACCATCAGG